TTAGAGGATCTGGCTCCCTCGGCCTCTCCAACGCTAGCTGCGATGCCTCCTCACGCAGAGATCACTATCAAAGCATGGTTCGTAGATACCTTCACTAACCTTGTTGCAACAGGTCGCCTACGAGAACGTGAGGTGGAAGCGTTGCTACAAGATCTGCTCCTGCGTCTTGGATTGAGGAGCTAATCTCTGTGGACCTCCTACAACTAATCGTTCTCGTTGCTATCCTAGGTGTTGTGTGGTGGGCACTCACCACGCAGGTTCCAATGCCTCCAGCAGGTAAAAAAGCTCTTACCATCGCCTTCGTCGTTGTTATCGTCCTCGCGCTACTCTCTTTCCTTGGTATTGGTACGAGTATGTTGCACTATCGGCCGCACCTCGGATGACCGCTCGGCAAGATTTCCCCTCTAAAACGCCTGATGCAACGGCGTTGTTAGTGTTTGACTATAGCTCTGATCTAACCTCTGGAGAGACCATTTCGAGTACGGTGGTCAGCTGTAGCGTGTGGTCTGGAACTGATCCCACACCAGCAAGTCTAATCTCTGGGTCGGCAACAACTTCTGGAGCGTTGGTTAAGCAGCTATTCACTGGTGGATTAGCTGGAGTAATCTATTTTGTACGTGTGTTGGCCACAACTAGCCTTGGTCAAGTTCTTCCCAAAGCGGGATACCTCGCAGTAGTAGCTACACAACCTGGCTGATGGATACCAAGCTCAAGCTTAACTCGGAGTTGCTCGAGGCATTTGCTGGGATATTCTTGAGTCCTCTGTACGATGATCCAAAGCCAACTCCCGACTTTCACCGCGAGGGTTGGGAGCTCTACTGTTCAACGGCTCCACAAGCAGCTATCGCCGCTCCCCGCGAACATGCCAAATCTACCGCTTTCACTCACGATTTCATCTTAGCTAACGTCCTCTTTCGCGTTGAACAATACGTCATAATTGTCTCGAGCAACGAGGAAATGGCTATCGAACATCTCACTGATATCTCGAAAGAACTACGTGATAACGAGGACTTGAAATCTGAATTTGGTATCGCGCGGTTGGTGAGCGATGCTAAAACCGATTCTATCGTGGAGATGGCTGATGGCTACCAATTCCGGATCATCGCCCGCGGTAGTGGGCAAAAGATGCGTGGTCGTAAGTGGATGGGGAAGCGTCCTGGGCTCATCGTATGTGACGACCTTGAAGACGACGAACAGGTTGAGTCCCTGGAGCGTCGTACCAAGTTTCGTCGTTGGTTCTTCCGTGCCCTCAAGCCTTCGCTGCGCGATGGAGGACGGTTACGAATGCACGGAACCATTCTTCACGAGGACTCTCTTCTCGCTAGACTAATGAAGGATAATACCTGGGCAACACTCTTTTACAAAGCTCACGAGTCCTTCGATGACTTTTCTAACATCTTGTGGCCTGAAAAGTTCTCTGAGGTGCGCTTGCGAATGATTCGCGCCTCGCTGCTTGCTCAATTCGATGCTGCTGGTTACGCTCAAGAGTATCTAAACAACCCCTTCGATCACCATGACTCTTATCTTCGCAAGGGTGATTTCCTCAAAATGGAGGAAGAAGACTATTCCTCTCACCAAAGCTTCTATGCTGCTGCTGATCTGGCGGCTTCGGTGCGCGATCGAGCGAATCGAACCTCGATAGTTGTGGGTGGCAAAGATTTGAAGGGCTTCTTGCTGTTCCGTGACCAGCGTGTTGGTCGATGGAAGCCGACCGAGTGGCTCGAAGAAATGTTCCTCGTGCAAAAAGCTTGGGATCCAAAAGCGTTTTTCGTCGAAAAGGGACCGATTTGGTCTGCTGTTAGCGGCTTCATCGATGCCGAGATGCTAAAACGTCACATATGGATCAACTTTGTTCCTATTAACCCTGCAAAGGACAAGGCTACAAGGGGCCGATCTCTCCAAAAACGTATGCGTGGGGGAGGTTGCAAGTTCGATAAGCGTGCTGAATGGTACGTTGGGTTTGAAGAAGAGTTGATGCACTTCACAGAGGAAGCTGAGGCCCTGTTGGACGACCAATTTGATAGTGCCTCTCTCCTCTCCTGGGGTCTTGATAGCTTTGCAGAGGAGGAAGAAGAAGATTTTTACTCCGATGAGGAACGGGAATATTTCTCTGAACAAGCTCGGCGTGCCAAAGCTAGCGGCCGCTCTATGGTAACAGGTTACTAAATGATTCTCGAGCTAGCCAAACATCTAACACTCGATCTCAAGTCGATTCGTTCTCCCAACCTCGTTGGATCGCTGGACGAAAACGATCTAGAGAATCTCGGCGAGTGGTGTTGGACTGGCTACGACGCTGACGTTCAATCGCGAGCTAACTGGTTCCGCCGTAACGAGGCCGGAATGGATCTCGCGATGCAGTTAGTTCAAGAGAAAAGCTTTCCTTGGCCAGGTTGTGCTAATGTGGCATTCCCATTAGTAACGATTGCCACCCTCCAATTTCATTCTCGAGCATACCCAGAGCTGGTTCCCGGTAAGGACTTGGTGCAATATGAGGTCTGGGGAGACGATCCAGAGGGCAAAGAAGCCGCTAGGGCTGCTCGAATTGGCTCTCACATGTCCTACCAATGCTTGAAGGAGGATGAGGGCTGGCAGGACGTGCACGACAAGTTGATGATAAACTACTCTGTGGTGGGCTCAGCGTTCACCAAAACGCGTAGGGAGACAGCCGAAAACAAGAACAAAACTGACTTCGTTCCAGCACGCTATTTAGTGATGGACTACTGGGCTAAGTCGGTGGAATCATGTGGTAGGAAAACCCACTTGATCCCACTCTCTCGCAATGAAATCGTTGAACGCGTACGAAAGGGGATCTGGAAGGACGTGCTCGATGAGCCGTGGTACAAATCCGGCGGTGAGCCAGATCAAAAACAACAAGAACGAGAATCTCGAAAAGATAAACGTGCTGGACTTGAGATGCCTCCTCCAGACGATCTTACACCCTTCTGGTTTGGTGAGCAACATACCTACATCGACTTCGACAATGATGGCTATGCCGAGCCAGTGGTTATCACGTTTGAGCTCAACTCGAAGAATGTAGTGCGCGTGGTCTATCGGTTCGATCGTGAAGAAGACATCATTCGAAACAACGCTAAACAAGTTGTCAAAATCATCCCTGAAGAGCAGTTCACTCGTTACGAGTTTATTCCCTCACCAGACGGTGGAGTCTACGGATTGGGCTGGGGCTTGTTGGTTGGACCACTGAATGAGAGCGTCTCGACGTTGGTCAACCAGCTATTGGATTCCGGAACTGTTAACAACACTAAGGGCGGTTTCCTCGCTCGTAACGCTAAACTTCGCGGCGGTAAATATACGTTCTCTCCCTTCGAGTGGATTAACGTAGATGTTAGCGGAGGTACCCTCAAGGACAGCATGATCCCACTTCCCGCTGGAGAACCTTCTGATGTTCTCTTTAAGCTCTTAGGATTGCTGATCGACTACTCTAACCGCATCTGCTCTTCCACGGAGATGCTTGCGGGTGAGAATCCTGGGCAAAACACTCCCGCACAAACCTCTGCTGCGATGGTAGAGCAGGGAATGAAGATCTTTGCATCGATCTTCACTAGGGCATGGCGCTGCATGAAAGAAGAGTTCAAAAAACTCTATCTGTTGAACTCTATCTACACGAACTCTGGTAGACCACTCCCTGGGTTCGCATCGCTCGAGGACTACAAAGGCGATCCCTCGAGGATCTCTCCATCGGCCGATCCCACAGTGCTGTCGGAAATTCAACGTGTTACCAAAGCTATAGCCCTCCGCCAAGCTGCCTACACCGCTCCTGGTTACGATCTCGAAGCCGTTGAGACCTATTATCTCAAAGCCTTGAGAGTGCCCAACTGGCAAACATTCTACAAAGGTCCGAAGAATGTTCCGCCGCTTCCAAATCCCAAGATGATGTTGGAAGAAGCCAAAACCAAGCGTGAACAGCTCAAGCTCAAGCAACAACAAATGGAGTTCGCCTTTGGGCTACTTGAAGAAAAACGCTTGAACGATGCAAAAATCTTGCAACTCGAAGCTCAAGCAGCAAAGTTTGTTGCCGAGGCGGGAGGCATCGAAGCTGCTAAGAGTATCGAAGCTATGAAGGGTGTGATTGAACTAGCGAAGGGCCGACAAGAACTAATCGGCAAACAATTCGACTTGATGATGCAGCAGATGAAACAAGGGGAGAGTGATGAAGGAGGTGGTGAGTCAAGCGGAGTTCGAAAGGTGGCTGGAGGATCCGGTGACGAAGGCGCTTCGCCAACACCTCCGAGAGAAGCGGGTGGAGGTAATGGAGCTATGGGCAATGGGGCAGTTCACATGTGAGGATGGCTCAACCACGCTGCAGGACAACTCTAACGGTATAGGTGTTTGTCAAACGCTCGATTATGTGATCGGTATTAGCTACAACGACTTGTTCGGTGAGGAAGAAGATGACAGTACAATTAGTGGACCAGGCAAACCCGGAGAGCAACGAGACGCTTACCCTCGCGGAACCCGCTTTGCGATACCAACGGGGCAGAAACGATTCAGGTCTGCACCCCCTGGGCCGGGCGGTCCTTCTGTGGCCTCTGGAAACGGGGCTGAAGACGACTAAGATTCAACTTCCCGACAACGTTAAACAACGTCAGATGATCCTTGACACCGTGGGGTGGGTGGTGGAGATGGGATCGGAATGCTATAAAGATGAGGGCGGTGTTCGCTGTGCTGTGGGTGATCCGGTGATTGTAGCTGCTATGTCGGGATCTATGCGTGATGGGAAGGATGGAGCGATCTATCGTTTCGTGAACCACCGAGATATCTATGGCCGAGTGGACCAAGATCACCCACTATTAGGAGACGATAATGCCTAATACACAAGCTGAAGAGGACGCTGAGCTCTGGAGAGCTTGGACAGCCGATAATCCTAAGTTCTACACTGACAAAAAGTGGCATGGTGTCTGTGTTGGAATAGCAGAAGAAATGCGAGCAGATTCTACCTATGATCACTTGCGTGGTCGTGCCTTCTTTGACGAAGTAGCTCGTCAAACCGACGCGTGGTTTGCGCAGTCCTCAGCGGCTCGTACAGACAAGGCTGAAAGAGGAGGAGAGCAAAATGCCTAACGATCAATCGCAGGTGCTAGAACGCACCGATGCACAAGCCGAAGCTGACGCTCGCTTAGTTGGATGGCAGCCAGAGACTGAGTTTCCTGGTGATAAAGCGAAATGGAAACCGGCTCGAGAGTTTCTGCAAATGGCCGAATCCCAGCTGCCTATGGCTCGTTATGCTAATAAGCGCTTAACAGAGACAAACCAAGAACTGCTACGGCGTCTCAAGGCGCAAGAAACAGCGATGACCGGTTTGCAAGAGTCGATCGACGCACTCAAAGAATTCCACTCCACCGATACCAAGCGTAAAGTCGAAGAAGCTCGGGAAAAGCTGCTGGGTGAGCTGAAAGCTGCTCGAGCTGCTGGAGATGCCGATGCAGAAGTGGAAATCATCGATGCTCTAACTCAAGCTAAAGCCGAGGAGCCAGCCAAGAAACCAGCAACATCTACCACTTCCACTGTTGGCCCAACACCCGAGTGGAAAGCTTGGGAAGCCGATAACCCTAAGTTTCACACCGATAAGAAGTGGCGGGGTGTCTGCATTGGAATGGCGGAGGAAATGCGTGTAGACCCACGATACGATCATCTTCAGGGCCGTGCATTCTTTGATGAAGTAGCTCGTGAAACTGATGCGTGGTTTGCTCAGCGCTCAACTGCCGCTCGTGTGGACAAAACCGAAAGCGGCGGAGGCGCTGGAACTAACGGTGCTGGTAATGCCGCTCCACGAGGAAAAGGCTACAACCAACTGCCTCCCGACGCGAAAGCTCAATGCGAAAAAGATTCTAAAAAGTTCGTGGGCAAAAGTGAACAGTTCAAAACTCTCGAGAAATGGCGTGATTATTTCTCTAAAGTTTACTGGGAGAACGAATAACTTGTGTTCCAAATTGGAACAACAGTGTTAAGGAGCTATTATGCCTAATGCTATTCAGGAAAAGATCAACGT